GCGTGGGCGGCACATCACCAAGCGCGCAGACTGTTAGCCTTAGCTTTACAGTCGTGGGAACACCTACAGAGACATTCAGCTAAAAAACAGAATCGGGAGCAATAAATGAAAATAGAACTAGAAGTAACTTATCTCAGTGGAGAGGTCGCTACATTCGTAGCGGCTAATCCCGAGTGGGTTAAGTGGGAACGCAAGTTCAACGTAACAGTGAACGAAGCAGAATCTAAGCTAGGACTCGAAGGGCTTAACTTCTTGGCTTATCACGCCATGAAGCGCGAAGCGGGTGGAAATCCTGTTAAGCCTTTCGAGGTCTGGATCGAGACTGTCGAGGGAATTACTAGTAAGAAGTCCGACCCAAAAGCTGGCCCGTCGGAAGCTTAAATCGGACTCTAGTCGAAGTGGCGATAGCTACTCGAATCCCTATGAGCGAATGGCAGACGACGGAAGATTTACTAACAGCGATCGAGATCTTGGAGAGACAGAATGGCAGATAAAAAGGGCCGCGGCACTTATGCTATTACTGTCGATCCTTACGAGTTTAAGAATCTTCTTGGGCTTCTAGGATCATTCCCTGCGGAGTATCAGCAACTAGTTCGTGATCGAGCTTTACCTTTATCTCAGCGTTTAGCGGGTCAGCTCATGATGAGCGCACAGGGCGCGCCAGCTCCACAGACTAAGCTCGTAGCTCAGACGATTACAGCCAAGCGCGATCGTCTTATTCGCGTAGACATCGGCGGCCCTAAGAAGGTCGGTCGCAAGTACGGCGGAGAAGCTTCCAAGAGCGGTAAAGGGAACAAGGTTCGCCAGAATGCAGCTCCAGCGGGCGCGCTTCTCTGGGGAACAGAATACGGATCACATCGAGGAATCGACTCAGCTGGTCGCGTTTATTCCGATCGCTTCAAGGCTCCATCTAATAAGCGCGGCTACTGGATCGCTCCAGCGGTCGACTTTTACGTTCCGATCATCGCTCGCGAATACGCGCTAATGGTTCAACAGATCGCGGACGAATTGAGGTTTAAGTAATGGCTGGCATTCCAAAGATTAAGATTACTTTCGACGCCGACTTCGACGAATTGAAGAAGGGCGTCAAAGGCGCACAGAATGAAGTCGAAGGCTTCTCAGACAAGATCGGCAAGTTCGGAAAGGTAGCCGCTGCCGCTTTTGCAGCTGCCACAGTCGCAGCCGCAGCTTACGCGGGTAAGCTTCTCATCGACGGCGTTAAGTCAGCGATCGCAGACGAAGCCGCTCAGATCAAGCTCGCCACGTCTCTAAAGAACGTTACTGGCGCGACAGACGCACAGATTAAAGCTGTAGAAGAACAGATAACTAAGACGTCACTTTTAACAGGACTTACAGACGATCAGCTTCGCCCATCTTTAGATCGACTTGTTAAAGCTACAAAAGACGTCCAGAAAGCCCAAGAATTACAAGCGATCGCGATCGACGTCGCAGCGGGCAGCGGTAAAAGTCTAGAGGCCGTTACGAACGCGATGGCCCGCGCAGCCGAGGGGAACACTACGGCTCTCGGAAAGTTAGGCGTAGGACTATCTTCTGCACAGCTTAAAACTATGTCCATGGAGCAGATCACAGCTTCACTAGCTAAAACTTTCGAGGGACAAGCTTCTAAGCAAGCCGACACTTTCCAAGGAAAGATGGCGCGTCTTACTGTTGCATTCGACGAAGCTAAAGAGACTGTCGGTTCTTACGTCCTAGACGCAATTACTCCAATGGTCTCGGCGTTCGTCAATAAGGGAATCCCTGCTATTCAGAACTTCGCTTCTGGATTATCCGTAACGCTGGGGCCAGCGTTTACGGCTATCTTTAAGGTCGTCCGCGATGATCTTCTACCAATCATTCTAAAGTTCTGGAACTTCTTAGCGACCGAGTTCATTCCAGCACTCGGCGCAATCTTCGGGCCAGCTCTTCAAGGTTTAGCGAATGCGTTTAACACGATAAAGAGAGCGGTCTCCGATAACTCGGACGAACTAGCTCCACTTCTAGCACTCTTTAAGGCTATCTGGAGTTTTACAAAAGATAATCTAGCTCCGATCCTTGGTGGAGCGTTTAAGCTGGCACTAGAAGGAATCGGCCTAATCATCGGCGGGCTTGTTACCGCTTTCGGAAAGTTCGTCACGTTCTTAACTAATACCTACAACGGTGTGAAGAAGATAATCGACTTTATTAAAAATAACCCGATTACTAATCTGTTCGACGGTGGAAACAGTAAGGGCTTAAAAGCTTCTGTAGATTTCGGAAGTGATGGCGGCGGAGTAACTGTTGACACTAGCGGATTCCAGACTGGCGGAACTTATGCTCCGTCTGCCGATTCTCCTACTTTTACAGGCGCGCCGTTATCTGCTTATTCTCCAGCCATGCAAGCTGCAATCTTGCGACGTGAAGAATTAAAGGCAGAGACGGAAAGACTTCGTAATGAGCGCGCGGGTAACGCGTTAGCTCGATCAAATGCTACTGGCGGTCTTTCAACAGCCGAGCGGATCACTATTAACATGGGCATAGTCGGAGATCCAGAAGGCGCAGCTAGAGCAGTCGTCGAAGTTCTTAATAACTCAGCCGCTCGCGGTGGCGGTGGCTTTAACGGATTAGTGAGCGTTTAATGACTGTCTGGATTCCCGAATGGCAGGTCACGATCAACGGTGGCGGAGATTACACAAACATAACTTTAGCCACGCTGTCGATCACTTCTGGCCGTACGGACATCTATTCTCAGCCTAGAGCTGGCTACTGCTTCGTCGAGATTATCAACTTAAACGAAGCTCCGATCGAGATCGACGTTAACGATAACGTGTTAATTAAGGTTAAGAATACTTCTGGAACTTTCGTTAATCTATTCGGCGGAGACGTTACAGACGTTCAAGTCTCAGTCCTAAACACAGACGGAAATCAGTCGAATCAAGTTATCCGAGTTACAGCTCTTGGAGCTTTATCTAAGCTGCCAGTTAGCCTTACAGAAGGCGTTCTGTCCAAGGCTTACGACGGCGATCAGATTTACACGATTCTTTCGGATTTACTTGAAAATAACTGGAATGAAGTAGCTCCTGCTTTAACATGGGCAGATTATGACGCGACTACGACTTGGGCAAACGCCGAGAACGTAGGACTTGGAGAGATCGATCGCCCAGGTGATTACGAACTTACTGCTCGATCAGCTTCTACGACGGACGTTTATTCGCTTATTAACTTACTAGCCACTTCTGGACTTGGTTACATTTATGAAGATTCTTCTGGCCGAATCGGGTACGCGGACAGTACACATCGAAGCCAGTATCTAGCCGATAACGGTTACACAATGATTTCAGCTGGCGGAGCGATAGCTTCTGGAATCTCCACTATTAAGCGAATTTCAGACGTCCGAAATAAGGTAACGATTCAGTACAAGAACAGCCAAGAAGCTTCGGCGACAAATACCCAGTCGATCGGGATTTACGGACAACAGGCCCAGATCATCGCGACAAACATCGAAAACGGAGTCGACGCAACAAGCCAAGCTAACTTCTATCTAGGGCTTCGAGCATTCCCACAGGCGCAGTTCCAAGCGATTACTTTTCAGCTTGGTAACGACTCGATCGAGGACAGCGATCGCGACGCACTCCTTAACGTGTTTATGGGACTTCCGCTAGACATAACAGATCTACCGCCGAACATTCTTCTAGGCCGCTTTCAGGGATTCGTCGAGGGCTGGAGCTTCTCAGCTGGTTACAACAGACTGGCAATAACTCTAAATCTAAGTCCTACAGCTTTCAGCTTGCAATCTATGAAATGGGAGAACGTGAGTGTCTCCGAAACTTGGAACAGTTTATCTTCTACACTTGACTGGAATCACGCGACAGTAGTCGCATAAAGGAGCAAACATGGCAACAAGTCCCTTGTTCGGCTGGGAAGAGCCAGACGACACCGATCTAGTAAAAGACGGCGCGGCTGCGATCCGTACGCTGGGCAACGCTATCGACACGTCTATGGGCGATCTTCTTGGTGGCACTACTGGCCAAGTATTATCGAAAGCTTCTAACACGAACATGGATTTTACATGGGTAGCTCAGGACGACTCTAACGCGATCCAGAACGCTATCGTCGACGCTAAGGGTGATCTCATCGCTGCAAGTGCGGCAGACACTCCTGCCCGCCTAGCAGTAGGCAACAACGGCGAGACACTTGTAGCAGATTCTTCCACCTCAACAGGGTTGCGCTATCAGTCGGGCTATAACGGCAATGTAATTATTAACGGCGGTATGGACATTTGGCAACGTGGAACTTCCTTTACTGGCACAACAACTGCCTATGGTGCAGACAGATGGCGTTGCTATCGCAATACAACAGGTTCAACTTTTAGCCGACAAGCATCAAGTCTTACTGGTATTCAATACGCACAAAGATTACAAAGAGATGTCAGCACAACTGCGACAAATTCTATAAGCGCCATTTATACTGCTGAATCAGCGGACTCTTATCGTTTTGCTGGTCAGACTATTACTTTATCTTTCTATGCAAGAGCAGGTTCTAACTTTTCTGCCGCTTCGTCTGCAATGAATGTCAATATGCAAACTGGCACAGGGTCAGACCAAAGTTATGGTTCATTTACAGGTGGAGTTAACGCAATTTCTACGACCCAAGTTATTACAACTTCTTGGGTACGCTATTCTTTTAACGCGACTTGTCAGTCAACCATTACACAATTTGCAATTGACTTAGGATTTACACCTGTTGGTACTGCTGGTGCAAATGATTATATTGAAATTACAGGAGTGCAGTTAGAACTTGGTTCTGTTGCTAGTGCGTTTAAGCGTAGCAATGGTGCAGGCGGAACAATCCAAGGAGAATTAGCCGCTTGTCAGAGATACTTCCAATATTTTAAGGGTGGAATTGGCTTGCCTTACCCAGCCTTTACTTCAGGAACAACACTAATTTATGGTGCTATTCAATTACCAATAGTTATGAGAAGCGCTCCATCGGTTGCGCTTGGTGGTACTTTATACTTCTTCAATAGCGCAGCAGAGTTTGGCATTGCATCACCTACTGTTGATTATTCAAATCTTTATGTTGGTGGCGGTCGTTTAAGAATTGGTGGCGCAACTGGCTTAACATCTGGTTTATTAACTTCAGCCTATTCTGGCGATTATGGTTACATCTCACTAAGTTCGGAGTTATAAAATGACAACTTTCAATGTAAGAACAACTGATCTTGGCGATCAAATCGAAATGATTTTGGATGATGGCACAGTGTGGGCAGTTCCAACTGACCCAGCCAATTCAGATTATCAACGATACCTGCGCTGGCTAGAAAACCCAGAAGCGGAACAATCCACACCGATTGTGACGGATGAAGCCAAGACTAAGTAAAGCTGCTATCCAACTTCGAGAGCAGTTTGATGACTCATACCCAAGTCGTGACCGCACATCGGATGGCTGGATCGGTGATACTCGACACGCAGCTCGCCCTAGCGATCAT